AGTATACAAGGACACTTCCATAGTAACTTTGAGATTAGCTATGCAGCAGACACTAATCAGATTAGATGGGCTATGACCGTAGGATGTTTAATGAATCCAGATGGTGTAGCAGCTAGGTATGGGTCAGGTATAATATTAAAAAGACCTATACTAGGATGTGGTGTAGTAGTAAGTAGTAAGGGTAACTATTTAATTATCAGTGACTTACACATACCGTACCACCACCGTGATGCTTTTAGTTTCCTAGAATCTGTGTCTGAGTATTATGATTGTAAAGTAATACTTAATGTAGGAGATATGATTGACCACCATGCGGGTAGCTACCATGAGTCTGAGCCTGATGCTCTTAGTCCAGAGGAAGAGTACTATCAGTCTATGGAGTACTGTAATGAGTTACAAGATATATTTCCTAGCATGATTATAACCGAGGGCAATCACGACAAGATACCACAGAGGAAGCTAAAGACTTGTGGACTACCTGCGTCTATGGTGTATGATTACAATAAACTATATAAGCTAGATGCTAAGTGGAAGTGGGTAGACAAGTATACGTTTAATTCTAATGGAGGACAGCCTGTACTAGTACCTATGGTACTTAATCAGAAAGGGAGATGGAATAAGAAAGTACATGGGAGTAAAGTAGGATGACTCTCACACTAGATGAAGTTAAGAAGTGCATCTCTAGTCAGTATGATCCAGACTTAATAGTAGAGATACTAGAGATTACCACGGAAGAACTATTGGAAAATTTCCATGATAGACTAGTGGATAATTTAAATAAATTTGAGATAGAAGGAGATTAATTTTAATGAAGTTATATGAAGATTATATTCATCAAAGTAAATACGCACGGTACTTAGACGAACAACAACGTAGAGAATCGTGGGATGAAACTGTGTCTAGGTACGTAGATTACTGGGTTGATAAGGGGCTTATAGAAGGGGAGGATATAGCAGACATAGGTACAGCTATAGCTGACAAGAGAGTCATGCCTTCTATGAGAGCTATGATGACTGCGGGTAAAGCATTAGACCGTGATAATGTAGCGGGATATAACTGTTCATACTTGCCAGTAGACCACCCTCGCGCCTTTGATGAAGCACTATATATACTGTGTTGTGGTACTGGTGTTGGCTTCTCAGTTGAGCGTAAGTTTACTGATAAGTTACCTGAAGTAGCTGAAGAGTTCCAAGATACTGATAGCACTATAGTAGTAGCAGATAGTAAACTAGGTTGGGCTAGTTCATACAAAGAGTTAATATCATTATTGTATAATGGTAGAGTACCTACATGGGATACTTCCAAAGTTAGAAAGAAAGGAGAGAGGTTAAAGACCTTTGGTGGTAGAGCTAGTGGTGCTGAACCTCTGATTGACTTGTTCCAATTCACTACTTATATATTTAAAACAGCCGCAGGGCGAAGGCTAACTCCGTTGGAGTGCCACGACTTGATGTGTAAAGTAGGAGATATAGTTGTAGTAGGTGGTGTTCGTAGGTCAGCGATGATTAGTTTATCAGACCTAGAAGACAGTCAAATGAGAACAGCTAAGTTTGGTAGATGGTCGGACGCTAACCCACACAGAGCATTGTCTAATAACTCAGTTTGCTATGAGTCTAAACCTACTATGGAGCAGTTCATGGAAGAATGGAAAGCATTATACATGTCACACTCAGGTGAGCGTGGTATATTTTCTCGTGCTGCTGCTAAAAAGCTATCACCTAGTCGTAGAGATACTAACTTTGACTTCGGGACGAACCCTTGTAGTGAGATAGTTCTGCGTCCAAATCAATTCTGCAATTTAACAGAGGTAATTGTTAGACCAGATGATGATCTTGATTCTCTCAAAGAGAAAGTTAGATTAGCTACTATACTAGGTACGCTACAGGCTACACTAACAGACTTCAGATACCTACGAGGTATATGGAAGAAGAATACAGAAGAGGAACGCTTACTTGGTGTTAGTATGACCGGAATAAGTGACCACCCTGTGTTAATGAATGAGAAATCTATAGACCTACCTAGATGGTTGGAGGAACTAAAAGATGTTTCCATTAAGACTAATAAGATATGGGCAGATAAGTTGGGTATTCCTGAAAGTACCAGTATTACTTGCGTTAAGCCTAGTGGTACTGTTAGTCAGCTTTGTGATACTGCTAGTGGTATCCATCCTCGTTACAATAGCTACTACATTAGACGAGTACGACAAGATAACAAAGACCCTCTGACAAAGTACATGGATAAGACTGGTATACCAAATGAACCGTGTTCTATGAAACCAGATACTACTACTGTATTTGAGTTTCCAATGAAAGCTCCTAAAGGAGCGTTGACTAGAACAGATAAGTCTGCGATAGAACAGCTTGAGCATTGGTTAGTGTATCAAAAGTATTGGTGTGAGCATAAGCCAAGCATAACTGTTTATGTACGTGAGGATGAGTGGATGGAGACAGGTGCATGGGTGTATAGTCACTTTGATTATATGAGTGGAGTTTCATTCTTACCATTCGACAATGGGTCATACAAACAAGCACCGTACACAGACTGTACAGAAGATGAGTACAACGATGCGTTAAAAGCAATGCCAAAAGATATACAATGGAGCAGTATGATTGAGATGGAAGACAACACAACTAGCAGTCAGGAGTTAGCCTGTACTGGAGGAGCATGTGAACTATGAGTAAAGATATAAACAGTAACTACTATGATGCAGGTGATATAGAAGTTTTAGATGTCATTAAAGCAAAACTTACACCCCCTCAGTATGAGGGGTACTTGCTAGGTAACTCTATTAAGTACAGCCTAAGACTTAACTGGAAAGGTAGTAAGGCTAGAGATGCAGAAAAGTTAAAGAACTACAGTGAGTGGTATTATCACTGCATAAACCAACCTATTAAAGAGAGAACAGAATAGGAGATATATATATGAATGTAGTTGACATAAGTGAAAAAAAAGATAATATAGAACTATATCGGGCTGTCATAAGAACCTCTTCTAAGGGAGAGTTAGTAACTTACTTTACAGGGTATTTGTTTGATAAAGAAGAAGGGCTACCTGATACCATTTTCTTTCTTTATAATGAAAAGATTAGTGAAACACCTCATCTTATGATTAACATGGCTAATATAGAGTTCATCGAGATGGAGCTTATAAAGGATGATGATGAAGAAGATGATAACTATACTACAGAACAGGAAAGAAACGATGATTAAAATGAGATGTGGTTTAAAGTGTCCTGAGTGTGGTAGTTGTAACACCGAGTACAGAGAAGGACATAGGCAAACTTCAGATACACCTGCTGAACTTTCTGGATGGGAGTGTGTTTGTGGTGTTTGTTTTGAAGAGGACAGTGTTAATTATGACGACTGGTAAGACTAGTCAAGGAGATAGGTAACTTAAATGAGAGATGATCTATGTGATAATTGTCATAGGAAAGCACCTCTTAAACTAACAGTTGGGTTTCAGATGCTATGTGTTGTATGTATGCACGACCAGTTTCAATATCCTTTAATGGATGCTTTGGAAGAGAAAGAAGCGAATGATATGAAACAAGAAGCATTGAAGAAACTAGCAAAAGACTTTAATAAAAAACTAGGGAGAGATAAACCAGATGAATAGTATACCAGTTATCAAAGAGTGGAAGAGTATAGATGGTGCATTGCGGGGAGTTATTAGAAACGGTACGTTATTACTTGACAAGAATAGCCAAGTAATATTACGTACCGAAAATGTAAGACTACTTAATTTAACTGAGTAATAGTATCAATGATACTATAGTTTTAGTAAATTCTTTCTGTCTTTTCCTGTGTTTATAACCGAAGCTCCGGTGAATAACCCTGATTTCATATTTGACGCTTTATACGATGGTGTCTTGTTTTGTAGTAAACCACCTACTGCTGCTCTAGGAGCAAGTAATCTAACACCTACTTCAGTTGCAGCAACCATAGGGTGTCCTGCTATTAATGAAGCAGCAGCTACTGCCGTATCAAACATAGTTAAATAACCTGTTGCGCCTTTAACATCAGCAGCAGCCTTTGGAAAGGTCTTTGCAAAATCAGTTACTAGTTTTACACCTCCTGTAAATCCATCACCTTTAATCTTACTTCCTTTTGACGCTCTATCGGATAAAGAAACTAGTGTTGGTAGGCTTATCAAACCTGTTACAGGGTGCATAGCTGTTTCCACAACATGTATCTTTGCTAACTGTTTACGAGCATTTTTATATGCTGTCATTAGTTCAGGTTTCCCAACAGCAGCTAAGTGACTTTCCATCAAATCTTCTAAAGCAGTAGCTATAGCCATTCTACCTGACGCAGACTTAGTATCTGATGGTTTAGAATTTGGGTTTTTATATACTGCTTTAGCATCTCGTCTAAGGTTACTTATGTTTCTCATCATTATTTCAGGGTCAAACACTTTTTTACTTAACTGTTCTTTAAATAACCCAATAACTTCTTTGTATGATTTGTTTAGTTTAGGGTCATGCTTAAACAAAGATTCTACTTCTTTTAAGTAACCTGTAAGTGTATCTTTAAATGTTTTTGTTGGAGCGATCATATCGGCATAGCTTTTACTAGAAACAGATTGTTTACCAGTTATAAAGTCTTTTTTACCAAATGTATTAACTACTACTTTTCCTCCTTTTAGACCTCGACTAACTTCAGCGTATATAGCTTAATAATTTTGCTTTGCAATATCTAAGTTACCACCTATATTAGGATTTATAGGCTCATTTGGTTTAATTCCAATATCTTTTTTTATAATATCCGTAGCTTTATTCGTGTTAAATTCTGACAATGCTTTGTTTGTTTTTGTCATTCCTGATATTTGAGATTTAACACCCGTTTCGGCAGGGGTTCTTAGTCCTACTGCCTGTGCTTCTGTTCTAGCATTGTCTATAAGTATGTTTCTGTCTTTGTCTCGGTTTAATGCTTTTTGTTTAGTATCTTTAAGTTTCTGGCTGTGCATTTTTGCACCTATAAAAACAGGAGCGTGGATAACACCTTCTCTAATTGCGTTAGCAAGCATACCTAAAGGAGAGTCACCTGCCTCGTCTTCACCAAAACTACCAAGATAATCCGCAGTAGCGTGAATTCCCTTACCTACTAAATTAATAGGATTCCACATAGTTGTCGCTAGAAAATCCCCTACATCTGTTTTAGTGTCATAGGTCATGGCTTCTTGTACGTTTTGTTTTACTTGAGCAGGATCTACATCACTTATACCAAGAGCGTCTACACCTACAGCACCTAACCCTGCTAAATCTGAAGCAGTTTTAGCTAACATGCCTGATCCCATATTAAGAGCGTAGTCAAGGGGTGCTAATGCGTTACCAACTTGTCCCTTTACAACATCGATAGTTTTGTCTGACAATGACTTAGGATCTTCTTGTGTCTTTGGTACTCCAAAGTCAGACTCTTTAGCTAATCCTATTCTAATAGCTTCTTGTTTAATCTGAGCATCTGTGGCGTCCGCAGGGACATCCTCCATTATAGCACCGTTAGGAAGTTCAATCTCTATTTTTTTTAATTCATTCATTATCTATCTGCCCCCCACTTTTTACGAACACGAGGTGTTCCGCCCTCATCTTCAGGAAGGTTTGATAATGCACGTTTAA